AGGTTCCAGGTTTTAGGGCATTTAGCCAAACTTATTGGCTAAGTTGGAATGGAACTGCACAAGGTCGCGTTGGTGCAGGAGTTTATGGAACACCTAGAGCGGTTACTTTAGTCGGTGGGGTAACAATCAATATTGAGTTCTCAGCGGGGACGTTGAGTCAGGTCCAGTTAATTGTATCTAGTTCGACTATAGCTTGGAAGTCTGGTAACAACATATATCGGGCAGAAATGGGAATACAATCGAGCAACCGTAATCTGATTATAAATAGCGGTTTCACGGTTAATCAGGGCGGCCTAAATATGGTCGGAGCGGCCGTAACATTGGGAGCTACAGCGGTTGCAAACGACGTGTGGCGTGCGGGAGCGGCCGGTGTAACGTATCAAATTATCCCAAGTTTATCACTATCGAGGAACGGAATAAACATAACAGCGGGATCCTTAACACAAACAGTTGAATCATGGGAGGAAATTAAAATAAGCGGGAATTATGTACTATCATGGAGCGGAACCGCTAGTTGTAAAATTTACGGCACGACATTTACGAATGGTTATGCTTTTATATCCATGAACTATTATACCAACGTGGTTCTTGAATGGTTGCCCGGTACAATGTGGAATCCAACATTGACGCTAGGGGATAACATTGTGCCATATGTGCCAGAATTGCAGGTGGTTGAACTGTTAAGGTGTTATAGGCACAGACAATCTGTAACATTTAGCGAGCAGGTTTATGGATCGGCAGGTATGGATTCAATTCGTTATAGAAATTTGCCCGTACCATTGCGATCAGCAAGCCCAACATTGACAATATTAACAGGGCCGACGTATGTTAACGCGTCAGCTTTTAACGTATTACCTTCCACTCAGTATATTAAAGAGGATTTTATAGTTACCGCTTTAGGGGTTGCTCGTGCAACCGCCACATATATGCTTGATGCGACTATTTAACATTATGAACACTATATTGATTGAACATCTAAAACGATGGGAGGGGTGCAAATTAACCGCCTATCAAGATCAAGGCGGCGTTTGGACGGTGGGCGTAGGTTGCACCGGTCCGGACATTAAAAAGGGCGTTAAATGGACGCAAGAAAAAGCAGATAGCGAACTAAACCGAAGGGCAGCCGAAGCGTTAGCCGATGCCGTCAGGTTATCCCCTATTTTAGAAACCGCGAATGAGTCCCGTCAAGCGGCGGTTGCGTCGTTTATTTTTAATGTTGGGTTAGGAAATCAAAAGCGGATCGGGTATATTTATTCGACTTTTAGAAAAAAAATCGACGCGGGCGATTGGATCGGAGCGGCCGAACAGATTAAAAAATGGAACCGCGTATCCAGTGTTGTTAACAATGGATTAATAAACAGGCGACGGATTGAAGCCCAGTTATTATTAAAAAAGGTTTAATAAATGGATAATTCCATAACGGAGAGCTTTTCGCAATTTGGATTAAACGGGTTAATAATAGGCGCGTTATTTGCATTTATTTATTTCCTAGTCAAGTTACATTCAAGCGAGCGCGCTGAGTGGTTAGCAGCTTACACCGAAGCTACAAAAGTAGCAGATAGCCGACAAGCGGAAACCAATGCTATACTTGCGCGGATAATTGAGCGGCGCGAAAATATAAGATGAGAATAATTTTATCAACGTTTGACAAAAAAGAGGAAAAAATGAGTATATTTTCAGTTTTACAAAAAGGCGTATCTGTAAGTAATCCAACGACATATAAAAAAGTTCAACAAGTGTTAACGCTTGTAGGATCGGCGGGGCCGCTTATAGCGGTTTTTAACCCGACGTTAGCCCAGTATGTTACCCCTGATAATTTGGCGGCGCTAGGTGCGTTCGTTGGTGGGCTTAACATTTACATGACAACCGCAACAACTGACAAAATTGGATTTTAAAATATGAAAAGTAAAACATTAATTATTGCTTTATTGGGTTTTTTGCCATTGGTAGCCATGGCCGGACCTGATTTAATAGTGACAGCAACCGCTTATGATGCACCTACGCAAAAATTTAGCGCGACGTTGAAAAACGTGGGTACGACCGCGATCACGCCAAGCCAAAAAATAAGCGTGCGTTATTATGTTGACGGTGTAGAGCGTTCGTATGGTAGCGTAACGCAAGTATTAGCAGCGGGAGCGTCGGTTAATATTGGAAGCGTCCCCCTGTATACGATCCCGGCAGGAACTTATACCCTTGACACATGGGCAGATCCGACGTTATTAATTGCAGAGGATGACGAAACAAACAACCATTTAGTTGTTGTTGTTGACCGCACCCCGCCAACGTCGGTAATAACAGCACCAACGACCGGATCGACATTATCCGGATCCACTGTAAATTTAGCAGTAACTTCAACGGATGATATCGGGGTCGTTGGCGTACAGTTTAAGCTTGACGGTGTTAACATTGGAGCTGAAGAACATCAGTTACCTTATGCCATTGTTTGGGATTCAACAACCGTAACCGATGGGCCGCACGTATTAACGGCATTAGCTAGAGATGCAGCCGGGAATACTACAACAAGCGCCAATGTTAACGTTACAGTTGATAATACGGTTGCAGTTGATGATTATGCTATTCAAGGTTTTGCCAAAGTTGCGAATGTAACAGGTGGCGCAGGTGGTACAGTTTACACGGTAACAAACGGCGCAAACAGCGGGACTAATTCACTTTATGATTACATTAACCGGGCCGGGGCGCGTACGATCAAGTTTACGCCAGGATTAACGGCCATAATATCAATGCCGCCAGCGTCAGCAACCTCCCCGTTTATGTACTTGCAAAACGGAAATGTTACACTTGACGGTAAAGATGCAGATATAACAATCACAGGAGCGTCGATCAATACCAATGGTAAGTCCAACATTATTATTAAGAACATGACGTTTAAGGATAATATCGCAGACGGCAGCGCGGTTCAGATAGATTGGGGTAGTTATAACGTTTGGGTGGATCATAATACGTTCAGCGGACAGACCTCAGGTAGTACGTCAGGCCAGCCTATTGCAGTATGGAATCATTCAACGACCGGCCTTGATGGATCAACCTCAGAATTAACAGGCGTAACGTTAAGCTGGAACCATTACAAAGCGGTGAATAGCCGAGCGGTGTTAACGGGTAGCGAGTCACATAATACCGGAAACACGGTGGTGTTACCGACCCGGATTAGTTCACATCACAATTGGTATGATAACTGCACATCACGCAACCCAAGGGCGCATAGTAAAGGTTCAACAATTCACGAGTGGAATAACTACGCGTCGGCTAATTGGAGTGAATCCCCTATAGCGATCAGCCAGGGGGCCGCGTATTATGGTCAAGGTAATATATACGAACCGCTTGGTAGCATTAAGCAGATAACAGTTAACCACGATTACTATTACCCAACCGACGTCGGCTTAGGTAATAAATCAGTTGGCACATACTTGTTGAACGGCGCGACAATACCGGATTATGGAACTTTTCCCATGGATCGGATAACGTATACGCCGACGGTTGAAACAGCCGACGCAGTTCTAAAAGCGCGCATCATTGCCGGGGCCGGTGCGAATAAGTAAAAACTAAGTTGTAAAACTAGAAAGGGGCCGTTATGGCCCCTTTTTTATTGCTTAAGATAAATGGTTATACATCCCGATCCCAATGATCGAGAAAATAACCGCGTCAATTATGAATATATACGTCCATACAAGACGTTTTAATTTAGGTGAGGGGGTTGTGTCATAATCGTCGAATAAATCATTATATTTTTTCATCATTAAGCCTTTTATAGTATTTTAGTTTACCGAGTAACCGGCGAAGTTTGTAATAATTATCAAGCCGCTTTTTAGCACCTAATAATCCGAATTTAAAAATAAGCCCGTTCACTTTATCCCGTACCGCTTATCATATTGAGCTTGCAACGCGGCCAACCGTTCAAGGGATTTAGCTTTGATTTTAGCCGCGTTTATGGTTGGGTTTGATTGGGGGCAAGGGCGATCAGTTAACAGGTAAGCGGCCCGAATGATCGGATCCGTACACATGACGATCCGAGCCGCTTCCATATCCCCCAGGTTAGCCAGTAATTGGGCATTTTGGCGCAAGTTGCAAGGATCCGATTCAATAGACCGCCCCAACGAGAACGCGCCACCAGCGAAGCCAGCACCGACGGATACCCCGCCTTGACAGGTTATCAGGGAGCCAGGAAT